CCTGATGCCCCACCCCTCCGAACTTGCCGTCGCTTTTGCCGGCGCCTTCACCCTGACGATGCTGCTGCTGGCGGCGCTGGCGTGACCCTGCACCCCGCACCCGCCCGCGCGCCCGCCGCGTTGCCACCGCTGACCGCCGAGAGGCGCGCCTACGTCTGCGCCTTCGTGGCGCAGATCGACCTGGCCCTGGCGCTGGCCGACGGCCAACACACCAGTACAGAGGCTGCTTTGCGGGGATTGTACCGCACCTGGCGCGATGTCGGCTGGACGACCAGCCGCGACGGCGGCGAGACCACTATTCTGCAGTTCCTCGGCATCGAGGGGATCGCATGCGTCTTTGGGGCCGACGCCGTCATCGCCTGGAAGAACGCCGCGCTTGACCGCCTGGCGGTGCGATGATGACCGATCCTGTGGGCGCCGGCAAAGTGCGGGCGGTCCGCGAGCTCTCGATTGAGCAGCTGGCCTACGCGGCGGCATACCGCCTTTCCGACCAGCGCGAGAACGCCCGCACGGCCGTGCTGATGGTCGACCGCGCCGCCAACACGGTCTCCGCCATCACCGGCGGCTGCGAATGTACCGACTGTCGCGAGGCGATGGTGACGGCCCTCCGCCACCTCGCCGACGCGATGGAGGCCCAAACCGGCACCCCCAAGATCCATTGACCGAAAGGCACCTCCACGATGACGCGAAATCGCCTCAGCGACCTCCTGTTCGCGCAGATGCGGCGCCTCGGCGACGATGGCCTGACGCCCGAGCAGATCGCGCATGAGGCGGCGCGCACCGCGGCGCTGGTCTCGGTCGCCGACCGGATCACCGACACCGCCGACCTGCAGTTGAAGGCGGCCAGGCTCTTTGCCGAACACGGCAACAACATCCTGCCGATGCTGCCGCAGATCGGCCGGGCGGCGGCGGGCGACCCGGAATGAGGGGCCGCGCGATCCGCTGGACCCTGGACGAGCTGGCCTGGATCGAGCTGAGCCGCGCCCTGCCGCGGGCCGAGATGCTGCGCCGCTTTCGGGTCTGGTTCGACCGCCCCGAGGTGACCGACCGTGCGCTGAAGCAACTCTGCCTGCGCCACGGCTGGACGACCGGGCGCAGCGGCCGCTTCGAGCCGGGCAACGTCCCGGCAAACAAGGGCGGCCGGATGCCGTACCACCCGAACAGCGCCGCCACCCGGTTCCAGCCCGGGCGCGAGCCGCACAACAGGAAATGTCTGGGCCACGAGCGGCTGTCGCAGGAAGGCTACGTCGAGATCAGCGTGGCCGAGACCAACCCGCACACCGGCTATTCCCGGCGTTATGTGCAGCAGCACCGCTGGCTGCGGGAACAACTCCACGGCCCGGTGCCCGACGGCCACGCCCTGAAGTGCCTCGACGGCACCCGCACCAACACCGATCCGGCGAACTGGGCGGCAATCCCCCGCGCCCTGCTGCCCCGCCTGAACGGCCGCTTCGGCCGCGGCTACGACCGCGCCGACCCGCAGGTGCAGCCGGTGCTGCTGACGATCGCCAAGCTGGAACACAAGGCGCGGCAAGCGCGGAAGGGGAGAGGGTGATGAACCGCAGTTTCGGGCCAGCGGCGACCGAGCGTGAGGGAGAACCGCTCAAGGTGTCCTGCGTCACGTCTCAGACCTTCTGCTTCCTGCTGGTCGGCGGCGCATGCACCGACACAAAGCCGCCGCGGCCGGTCCCTGACCCAGCCGTCACGCCGGACTGGTGCAAGTATCGGCGCCAGATCGAGCAGGACGTGGCCGACGCGGCCGAGTTTCGCGCGATGTGCCTCGACACCCTGACCCGCGCCGAACTGTCGGCGCTGATGAGGGATTACCCCGCCAGATTTCGCGGCTGCCCGTACGGCACAGAGAAACCGTGGCGGCTCACCCAGATGAACGCCGAGATGCTGCGCCACGCGATCCGCAATGCGCGCAAGGCGGCGACGGGGACTGACGATGCCGCCAACGGGAGGGCAGACTGATGGCCGCGACAACCATTGAATGGACGGATTTCACCTTCAACCCCTGGGAAGGGTGTCAGAAGGTGTCACCCGGCTGCGACCACTGCTACGCCGAGGCCCGCGACAAGCGGTTCAGCGGCGGCAGACTTTGGGGGCCGCACGCGGCGCGACGGCTGACCTCGGACGCGAACTGGCGCAAGCCGCTGGCGTGGAACCGGGCGGCCGCGGCAGCCGGCACCCGCGCCCGGGTGTTCTGCGCCTCGCTGGCCGATATTTTCGACACCCACGCCTCGGTCCTGCCCGCTTGGCGCGCGCGGCTCTGGGCGCTGATCCGGGCGACCCCGCATCTCGACTGGCAGTTGCTGACCAAGCGCCCGCAGAACATCGCGCGCCTGCTGCCCGAGGACTGGGGCGACGGCTGGCCCCACGTCTGGCTCGGCACCACCGCCGAAAACCAGCCCGAGGCCGACCGCCGCGTGCCCGTCCTGCTTGCCGCCCCTGCGCGGGTGCGGTTCCTTTCGGTGGAACCGATGCTTGGGCCGGTGAACCTGAGGCACCTGGACAATGGCCTGCGGGGCCATGCCAACGGCATCGACGCGCTCACCGGGTATCTCGGCAGCGGCATGTACGGCGACTGGGGACCGCGCATCGACTTGGTGATCTGCGGCGGCGAGAGCGGACCCGGCGCGCGCCCGATGCACCCGGACTGGGCGCGATCCCTGCGCGACCAGTGCGTTGCGGCCAAGGCCGCGTTCTTCATGAAGCAGATGGGCGGGGCGCCGGGCGCGGAGGGTGACAACTGCGGGTGCGCTTTATCCCGCATTATTCGTAACCAACGCTTGACTTGCTACGCTTGCGGGCGTATATTCGTTACACGGGAGGCGATAGACGCCCCGAAAATGGAGAGACGCAGATGACCCAGTTTTCTGTCCACCCCACCGCCCACACAGTGCACTCGGTGGTGGCGAGCTTCGTTCCGCTTGGTGGTGACGATCACGATATTCTCACTATCACGCTGGATACAGGCTACAGATTTTCTGTAGATGCTGAATGCGTGCACGACACGATCGAGGGCGCCGAAGCGATGGCTGCAGTGTGGAGACTGGCGGATGAGCCATTTGTCGAGCCGGAACAAAAGGGGCCGCCGTCTCTCTGGGCGGCGGTGTCGTGATGGACAAGCACAGCCCCGAAGCCAGGGCCGCGCGCCAGGAAATCCAGCGGCTTTACGGAGAGATCGCCTACGCGGCTCGCGGGGTGGCAAATCGCCGCCGTCACGCTGCGATCCAAGGATCGAAGCTGGGCCGCGCTTACACCTACATAGAGCCGCATGACGTGGCAGTTGCGGCATGGCGTGCCGCGAGCGACGCCTACCACGCCGTCTACCATCCGCAGCGAGGTTGACGCCTGATGACCATCGCCCTGATCGCCGCCCTGCTGCCCGGCATGAAAGTGTCGGGCACGGTGCCGGTGCCGGGCGTGGCGGGGTAGGGTCAGGGCGGCGGCGTGGCGGGTGACAACTTCGGGTGCGATTTATCCTGATTTATTCGCAACCAACGCTTGACTTGTTACGCTTTATGGCGCATATTCGTTACACGGGCAGAGACAGACGCCCCGCAAATGGAGAGACGCAGATGACCACCGCCGAGAAAATTGAAACGATCCGCAATCTTGCCGAAGTCGATTTTGTCAGCATCTGGAAGGGCGAGCGCGCTTACATCAACCTTAAATCTTGCGACAAGAGCTTCGCCGGCAACCGCACGCACCAGTTTTACGTTGATATCAAGAGCGGCGGTCTGGTCGATCAGATGGGCAAGGGCACGACCAGCCGGGCGTTTGACGCCCAGCGCGCAATCGTCGCCGCGGCGGTGCTGTGATGACCGCCCAGCCCGCCACCGTCTGGCTGCGCAAGACCGGCAGCGGATTTGCCAACATCGCCGATACATGGTCGGTGGTCGGCGGCGCCGACGACTGGACCGACGAGCCTGATGGCGGCGACTACCCCCCGGCGCTCTACGTGCTGCCCAACGGGCTTGTCGTGGACCCGCGCCAAATCATCCGCAACGCGGCTGGCGAAGCGTGCGACATCATCGACGGCTACGACGGGCAGCCGCGGCTGCTGACCGGGTGGCGCGCCAGCGACCCGGCCTACAACCTGCAGGCGGCGTGATGACCATCGCCCTGATCGCCGCCCTGCTGCCCGGCATGAAAGTGTCGGGCACGGTGCATTGCTGCGCCTACTGCCGCACGGCGTTCATCGGCCGGGCCGATGCGCTGTTCTGCTCGGCCTCCTGCCGGGTTGCATCGGCGCGGGCTGCGAAGGCAGCGCCGCCCTGACCCTACCCCGCCACGCCCGGCACCGGCGCCGCGTCCCGCACCTGTTGCCACGACTCGCCGGAGGCAACGATGCAGGTCGGCCCGCTGGGTAGGGTGACAGTGATGGTCCATGTGCCGGTTTCGATTGAGGCATATAGTTCCACCATGGCACCATTTTGCCCCAGCCCAATGCCTTGCATGGTTTCGCCGTAGCCTTCGGCCAGACGGACCACAATCTCTTGATGTGTAGCGCAGTTGCCCTGCTGTGCCGCCGCCGGGGCAGCAAGCAGCAGCGATGCGATGACGGCGCGAATGAGCGCGTTCATAGGGTATCCTTTCGGTGGAGGGTGGCGGCCCCAACGGCCAGGCACTCACAACACCTCCACCACCCACGCCGAGGCTGCGATCATCAGCACCAGCACGATCAGGACCAGCGCCAGGGCGATGATGAAGCCTGGCGCTTTCTCTCTCACAACAGTCCGGCCCTGCCGGGTTCCATGCCGACGAAGATCAGCGCCGAAGCCGCCAGAAGCACCGCACCGGCGATAGCCTCGTCCGCCGCAAGCGCAATATCGGCGCGGGCGGTCATTCGGCGGCCTCCGCGAAAATATCCAGTTGCTCCGGCGCCGCGGCGACCTTGACGCAGCCCGGCGAAAACCAGACGCATTCCTGATCCTTTGTCCCGGTGCCGCCGTAGGTGCTTTTCTTCCGGGACCATTGCAGGACGGTCCATCCGGGCATCTCGTGCTCGCCCATGTGACCGCACAGCGCGATCCGCATGGTGGCGTTTGCCCGCGCCCATTCGGCAACCGCGTCGGCCACCGGCTGCCCGCTGCCATAGACGCCATCGAAGCCGCGATATGGCGGGTCCAGCAGGACCGCGGCGCTGTCGCCGCCATAGTGCGAATTGAGGCACCTGTCCCAGTTGCCGTGAATGACGCGAACCCGCTCAAGCCGCGCGGCAAGCCGGTGCAGCCATACCCATGCGGTCCTGCCGCCGGATGTCAGCATGTCGCCCTGCCCGGCGGTGCTCACATGCGGCACCTTCCCCAGCGCCTGCACGCCCCGCCCGGCGTCTGGCGCCTTCCACCAGTCGCACCAGCCGCCGCCGATCCATGAGCATTGGCCCCACAGCCACCAGCCGGCGACCTGTGCATCTCCCGGCCATTCCGCATCGTGCAGCGCCGTCACCAGCGCCTCGCGCCGTGCCATCAACCAGACGTGGCGGGCGCCCTGATCGACGTGCAGAACCGGATAGTCGGCCCATTGCGCGACGGCGCCCGGATCGTGCTTTACCGCCCGCCAGAAGTTGGCAATGAAGCCGCTGGCGTCGCCGACAACCTCAAGCGACGCCGGCTTTCCGGGCTTGGCAAGCATCACCGCCAGCGACCCGCAGAACGGCTCGATATACTGTTTCGGGCTGCCGAAGCGGCGCCATATCTCCCTGGCAATGTCGCGCTTGCCGCCGAAATACGGGAACGGCGCCTTGAGGGCGGTCACCGCCACACCGCCGCCAGCGTTATCGCCATTTCCATTCAGGTTCGTCAGGCATCCCCGTGAGCTGTCTCTGCGCGGCGGAAATAGCCCGCCACGAAGTTGACGACCGAGATCAGCGTGGCGGAGCCACCAGCGACCACCCACAAGCTGAATTCGTTGGCGCAGGATGCTGAGAGATCGGGGATGCGGGTCGCGATGAAGCCAGCCAGGGCTGTGATCACGACAGTGCCGATGGCACCGCTGGCGGCTACTGCGGCCATCTTTCGGGTCGGGGACGGAGATGGTTGGTCAATCAACACGGTATGTCCTTTCAGGGTTCGTTGATGATGGCAGCGATCCGGGCGAGCTTGGCCGCCTCGGCCGAGACAGCGGGAACGGGCGCCAGCCCCGCCAGCAACCTGTGCAGCGCGCCACGGGTGTCGGGGCCGGGGTCGCCGTCAACCCAGAGGCCGGCGTCGCGCTGAAATCCCCGCACGTCGTTTGGTGCCCGGCCCAGCAGCACCAGCGCCGTGCGGGTATAGGTGGCGAGGCGGCCACTGGCTACCGCCGATCCAGCCCGCGCAAAATGTCGAGGGTCAGAATCTGCCCGGCTTTCAATTCATCGATCGCCTGTTTGAGCGTGTCAAACCGGTCGGAGTTGCGGCTGGATGTCAACTCGTTGGCCCTCGTCCGCCCCTCCATCGAGGCCTGCCATTCCCGCTGAGCCTTGATCGCCTCGCGAAACTCCCGGCTTTCTACCGCCAGCGTCGCCATCGACGTTCCGAGGTAGAGTCCCGTGGCGACGAGTCCTGCCCCGATTGTCCAGATCAGTGGCAGGCTGAGCCGGACGCCCCTTTCGTCAATATCGCTCATTACGTATTCCTCTACTCGACGCGCTGTCAGAACTGCCCTTTTCTCACCTAAATTCCCAGCACGGCGCGAGCAGCTCTCCGCCCTGCCAAAACATCTGCCGGGATTGCAGCCCCGGTTTCGGTTTTGCGGTCAAGAAACGCCTGAGTTTCCTTCATGTATATTTTCGCCTTTACGATCTCGGCTTGGGCTGACATCGCGGCCAGTTCCGCCTTGGTCGGCCCCGGCGGGCGCGTCCATGTATCCCAGCCCAGCTCCTTGATGTAGTCGGCGGCGCCGTCCACCTCGGCCTGGAAGGCCGCCCGGTCTTCCGGACCATAGCCTCGGCGGTGGTTTCCGCCCTCGTCGTTCTCCCAGAGGACATTGGCGGTGCCGTCCCGCACTTCCACGGTTTTCAGTTTCATATCATGCCACCTTGTAGGTCAGGGAAATGCGGTAGTCGCTGGTCGCGCTGAAGTGCGCGTGGGTCAAAGCGGAGGTGCCGGTCGTTAAGAAGTAAACCAGCGTGGCGTAGCTCGTGTTCTGCAAGGGAAACAGTTTCGGGGCCTGCGCATCCGGTAGCGCCAGGCCGCTGCTGAAGCCGACTTCCCCGGACGTGCTGGCGGCGGACGAGTTGAAGACCACAAACGGCAACGCACTTATCCGCATTGCCCCGGAACACGCCCCGAGCGAGGTGACGACAATTCGGGCGGTCACAGTCACGAAGTCACCGACACGCTGGTAATGCCCGGTGGCTGTGGAAAGCGTGGCAAGGTTGGTCCCGTCGCCGAAAGTCGGGGTCCAGGTGCCGGTTTCGGCCTGCGCCGGCGCCAAGACGATCCAGTCGGTGCCGTTATACCGCGCCGCGCTGTCCCGGTCGGTTCTGATCCAGCCCGCGGGCAGCGCCGCGCCGGTCGGCGTCTTTGCCGTCTTGACGCCCAGCGCGTCGGTGTTGATCGTGGTGGCGCCGGTATTCGCGTTGGTGGCGCGGAACCTGATCTCCAGTCCCGTGGGAATGGAAGCAAGTGCCAGCCCCGTTGTGATGGTGATTGCATTCGCAGTGCCGCCATAGGTGACATAGGCGGACGGGACCAGATTGCCCTGGTGGAAGGCGAGATTGCCGCCGATGGTGGTCCCCGCCCGCGCCCAGGCGGCGGCCGACCAGATCACCTCTTCGGCGTCATCCTCGACCCATGCCCGCCAGCCATCGACAGGGACGAAGAACTGCCAGGCAGCATCGCGCCACTGGGCAACTTCGCCCTCGTGCCCGGTCCACAGTCCGGTCGCCACCGAGGCGACGATGTGGCGGTCGCCTTCGGTCGGGCTGCCGGGCGGCGCGGTGCCGACGCGGCTCAGCACCGACAGTTGCACGATGGCGTCGAGGTCGCTCAGCGCCTCGTTGACGGTGACGTGCTTCTGCGCCTGGCTGGCGTCGAGCAGAGTCAGGGCAAGATGCGGTGTGTCGGCCATGTCAAATCCTTCAGAACGTCAGTGCGACGGTGAAATTCGGGCTGGCGCCGCCGGCAGCGGTCTGGCGGATGCGGATGGTCAGGGTGTCGCCCTGCACGATGGCGCCGCCGAGGTCGGCAACCTGCTGCGCCTGAGTATAAGTCGCCTCGGGGGTCGTCGTGGTCAGCGTGCGCAGGACGGCGCTCGCGCCACTGAGGATGTCCACCTCGAAGCCCGTCGGCAGGTCGGTTTCGGGCACATCCAGCCCGGTCCAGCTGTCGGCGGCAGGCGCGCGGTCGCGGCGGACCCAGCGCAGCACCTGGTCGCCGGCGACGAACGGGCGGCGGCCGGGATCCTCGGCCTGCAGCGGCGAGAACGGGAACAGGCCGCGGCCCAGCGGCGTGAAGCTTGCGGTGGCCCAGCTTGGGTCGGACGGCGCCCGCGCGGCCGGACCTGCGCTCCATGCCCAGGCCAGGCCAATTTCCGCAGCCGTGACCGGCAGCGGTACAAGCGCGTTGTCCAGCACCACCACGCGGGCGCCGTCCGGCGCCGGATCCCCGATCGCCCACTCGGTGCCGCGCTGGCCGCGCAGCAGGCGGGTCAGCCGGTAGCTGCCCGGCGCAGTCAGCGCGACGGTGCCGGCCTGGACGATCTCCCACACACCTGCGGCGGTTTCGATCGCCAGCGCGTTGCCGCCGGCAAACAGCGCGAGGTCGGTGATCGAGGCGAGCGTGCCGTAATCCAGATCGATGAGGATTTCATTGGCGGTATCGAACCGGGCCACCGGGCCGGATGGCAGGGCGGCCGTCAGACGGCCGATCCGCGCCCGCTGTGTCGCGGTCGCGAAAGGGGCCACCGTCGCCGCCGAAGGGCCGCGCCAGATCGCCACCGTGCCGGGCCAGGGCGTGACCGATACCGCCAGCAGCGGCTGCTGCGCCTGAAGGCTGTCGTCAAGCTGCGGCAGGTCCAGGAACACCAGCGTGGGCGGCTGCAGCGCCACCGGCCGCGACAGTCGGGCCGGCAGCGGCTGCGCCGGCGGCAGGTCGTAAATCTCGCGGTCATGGCGTATCGCGTCGATCTGGCGCGCGGTGCCGTCGGCGATCCTGCCGATGCGATAATCCGCAGTCCGGCCGTCGTGGGTGACGCCGATCACGTCGGACGGGTCCAGCGCCAGCAGGGACGGCGGCAGCGTGGCGCCCAGCGTCTCCAGCCCGGTCCATGCCTCGCTCAGCGCCCGGCGTGCGCGCTTCTCGGCCTCCTCCGGCGGCACCGCCACCGGATGCGCTTCCAGCGCGATGCGCCGCACCGCGTCGCCGGCCCGCCGGACCTCGACCGGGGTCGGCTCGTATTCGCCGTCCGACCGCATCACCGTCCATTTCAGCACCTGCGGCAACTCTTTGGGCTCGCCGCGGGTCAATTCAAACGGCTCGCCGTCGCCGGTGACGACAAGCGATCCGGTTGCCACAGTGGCAACCCGGCCGCGACCGCGGGGCAGGAAACGGATCACGCCCTGGCTTTCGACCGCGTCAAAACCGAAGTGCAGCGCCAGGGTGGCGATCGATGCGCGCGGTGCCTCCAGCGCCCCGATGACATATCCCTCGACTGCGCCGACAAGGGCCGCCGCGTCGATCTGGGCCGTTGCCAGCCCGGCGCGCAGGCACAGGTCACGGACCAGCGCCGCCAGCGATACCGACCCGAGCCGGCCGTTCAGCCAATGCCCCAGCCGCCAGTTTGCGCCATCGGCCCAGACATCATCCAGTCCCGGGAAAGCAGGATAGGGCCGCGCATCCCACGTCCAGGCGGCGCATTCGGACAGGTCCAGCATCGGCGCTGCGTAGACGCTGGACACCGGGTTGTTGGCGGTGACGGCCCACCACGGCAGCACCGCCTCGAAATAGGCGCGCTGGATCGCATCGTCGCGCCAGCCCCGCGAGAAATACGGCACGAGGCTTTCCGACGACTTCGGGTCCACAAAGACGTTCGGCTGGTTGGTGCCACGGTCGATCGCCGGGCAGCCGAATTCGGTGAACCGGACCGGCTTCGACTGCGGCACCCATGCGGTGGGCGTGCCGCTTTCGGTGCCGCCGGGGCGGTCGTAATGCAGGTTCAGCCACCAATCCCTGATCGCCTTTGTCCGAAACACCCATGGCTTGGACGCCGCGCCATCGGTGATCGTGGTGCGGGTCTGCGCCGCGCGGGCGGCGTCGCTGGCGTAGAACCAGTCCCAGCCCTCGCCGCCCTCGATGTTGTCCTGCAGATAGGCCCGGTCGTGGACCCACGGCGCACCGGCCACGGCATCGAGATGCTCAAAGCCGTCGCGCCAGTCACTGAGCGGCATGTAATTGTCGATGCCGACAAAGTCGATGTTGGCATCCGACCAGAGCGGATCGAGGTTGAAGTAGACATCGCCGGTGCCGTCGCCCGGCTGGTGGCCGAAATACTCCGACCAGTCGGCCGCATAGCCGATCTTGGTGCCGGACCCGAGGATGGTGCTCACGTCGGCAGCGAGGGTCTTCAATGCGGCGACGGCGGGATAGGTGCTCGCGCCAGAGCGGATCGAGGTCAGCCCGCGCATTTCCGAGGAGACGACGAAGGTGTCGACCCCGCCCGCCGCAGCGCAAAGGTGCGCATAGTGCAGCACCATGCGGCGCAGGCCCCAGTCGGTGCCGCCGGTCCATGTCACCGTCTCGCCGGACACGGCAAAGTCGGACGCCGCCGCGGTGCCCAGGAAAGCCGCGACCTGCGTGCCGGCGGTTGCCGTCTTGTCGACGGTGCCCGTGAACCCCGCCGCCGGCGAGCAGGTGATCCGCCCGCGCCACGGGAACGCCGCCTGGCCGTTGGTGGCCGCGTTGGCGCTGTAGGGGTTCGGCAGGGTGTTGGCCGCCGGCACGTCCATCAGGATGAACGGATAAAAGGTGACGCGAAAGCCTCGCGCTGTCAGTTCCTGGATCGCATCCACGATCGACGCATCGTTCGGCGTGCCGCCATAGACCGGATCGGTGCCGGCAGGCACCCGGCTGATCAGATAAGCGCTCGAACGGGCGATGCCGTTCACCGCCCACGCCATCGGCGTCGTGGACTTCACCGCCTGCTCGACGCCAGGCTTGAGCAGGCAACTGCCCGCCCGCAGGTCGTCGCCGAACCATGCCACCACCAGCGTCACGCTTTCGACCGCGGGCGCCAGCGCCTCCAGTTCGTCCAGCGCGGCGATCAGGTCGGGCTTGTCCAGCACGGCGTTCAGGTTCTCGGCGCCGACATCGGGCGCCGTCCGGCGCACCGTCTCGGGCGCATAGGCGAACTCGCCCGAGGCCGGGATCAGCGTGATCGCGCGGACCAGCCCCTCGGCAGTATCGGCATCGGCCAGCGGGCAAAACACCTCGAAGGATAACTGCGGGACGCGGTTGCCGAACGCCCCAAGCTGCAGATCCTCGAAGACGATATAGGCGGTGCCGCGATAGGCCGGGGCGCCGCCGGTGGCCGCAGCGATCAGCGCGTCGGCCACCTGCGCCTCGTCGCCGGGATACCAGCGCCACGTCGCCTCGGTCAGGTCCATCAGATCGCCGTCGGCCCAGATCCTGCCGATGCCACCGATCGGCCCCTCGCACAGGGCGACGGCAAAGCTCAGGCTGTAGGTGTACTCCGTCGTGTCGACCCTGGCATTCTTGCTGCCGCTGCGGGTCGTGGTCGCCGTCTCCGCAAAGTCGGTGGCCCAGATCACCGTGCCGCCCAGCCGCATGCGCCCGTAAAGCCGCGGGATCACCGCGCCCTCGCTGGCGCCGGTGATCTGCAGGGAATCCAGGCGCTGGCCGTCGATCCGCTGCGCCGGGGTCAGCGATGCCAGCAGCCACTGGTCGACCTTCGACCCCACCAGCAGGCCCAGTTGCGAGCCGATCACCACCGACGAGACGCCAAGGATGCCGCCACCGATGCTGGCGCCGATCGCCGATCCGGCAGCGGCAAGGGCAATACTGGCCATCAGGCGGACTCCCCGGTCGCTGCCGGAAACAGGAAGGCAAAGGTGATGCTGCGCCGCCAGCGCGCGGACAGCGCATCCTCGACCACGCCGCGGCGCGCATCGGCGTGCAGCATCTTGTCGGGCGCGGTCAACAGCCCGGCATGCCTGGCGATGCCGCGGCGGTGCCGGGCGAACAGCAGCAGCGCACCGGGACCGGCCGACGCGGGGTCGATCTCGACCAGCCACGGCCGCAGGCCCTCGGCCAGGCGCTGGCCGGCGGCACCCGGCGCCGCGGTATCGGCCCAGTGGAACTCGTAGGGCGGCGGCAACGGCGCGGGGCGGCCCGTCAGCGACGCCCAGATGCCGCGCACCAGCCCCAGGCAATCGCAGCCCGCGCCGCACAGGCTGGCCTGGTGGTGGAACGGCGTGCCGATCCACAGGCGGGCGGCGGCGATCACCCGGGCGGGGTCGGCGGATGGCACAGCGACGGTCATTTCCCGCGCCTCTGGGTCGGCAACTCTGGCCGGACGCTGCGGATCAGCGCGTCCTGCCCGGGGATCGTCGGAAAGCCGCGGAACCGGGCGGTGTTGGCGAACTTGGTGCCGCAGGTGGAAAAGCGCTTGTCGCACCCGGCGACGACGGTGAACGTGTCATCCACATCCACCCCGCGCAGCGGCGCGTCCAGCAGGGTCAGCGTGACCACCCCGCCGGACAGATCATGCAGCAGCACGTCCGCCAGCCGGCCGGAATTTGCGCCAAGCGTCCAGGTCAACTCGCCAAGCGCGAACCACGCGCTGGCGAAGCCCGACAGCCCCGAGGCGACAAAGGCGCGGTCGCGCAGCACGTCGGTGACGGTGCCGGACCCGGCAAAGGCCGCCGCCGCGGTATTGACGCCGCAGCGCGTATCGCCCAGCCGCGCGTCGCAGCCCTGCTGATAGACCCGGCCGACCGTCTGCCCAAGCTGCGCTGCCAGCGACCGCATTTCGGCGGTGAACGCGAGCCGCCCGCGGCGCAGATGCCCGACCGTGCCGACCCGCATCAGCAGCCGCTGCGCGACTGCGGACCAGTTGACCCGCCAGATTTCGACGGTCGCATTGTCCCAGCGGCCGTCCAGGATGTCAGTCTCGGTGATCCGGTCCGAGGTCAGCACCCCGGTCGCGTCCTGCGCATCGACGGCCAGATCGGTGCCGCCGGCGATCTCGGCCGCGCTGAACCCCGCCTCGGCCTCGAAGTCCGTACCATCGAAGGTCAGGGTCCGGTCGTGGTCGGTGAACCCCAGCACCACGCTGTCGGTGCGCGTCAGCCGCCAGCACCAGGCCAGTGTCGTCGCGCCGGTGTCCAGATGCGTCTGCATCCCCGCCGGCAGGGTCTTCACCGGCGGACCTCGACCAGCGGGATCGCGTCGATGCCGCCGATCGCCAGATTGTCCAGCGTCGCCTCGATGCTGTCCGAGTCGAACCTGACCGGCACATCGAAGGTGAAGCCTGCCGTCACGACGACGCCGTTGCCCGGCGCCGCGCTGAACGTGACGATGCCGGTGGTGGTGTCCACCGTCCAGCCCGATGCCGTCGGCGTCCCGTCCAGCGCGATCAGCACGCTGCCGGTCACCGGCTTGGTGATCGGCCGATACCAGGTGGTGCCGCCCGAGACATAGGCCCGGCGCAGCGCGTAGGCCACGACCACGGCGTTGCCGGTGCCCAGCGACTGGTCCGTCGCCGCCTGCGTGGCGGACGGCAGGCCGGACTTCCAGTCCAGCGGATCGCGAAACCGGAAGCCGTGCAACCGGCCGTTGCGCGCCTCGAAGAACGCGATCACCGCGGCCAGCTGGTCGGCGGTGCGGATGCCATACGAAACATCGTAGCGGCGGCGCGAATCAGTCCAGCTGGCGTTGCGTTCCTCTTCGCCGCTGTCCAGCGCAACGATCTGGGTGCGCCGCTGCGGCCCGCCTCGCGCCCCGCGGCTGACGGGCTCGGGAAAACGGACCTCGTGAAAGGCCATCAGCGCACCCGCGATCCGGCTGCCAGGGCCCGCTGCATATCGCCCGCGATCTGTGCCCGCGACCGCCGAAAGCCTTCGATGTCCGGCGTGGCGATGTTGACGGTGACCTGCACCGGCCGCTGTCTGGCGGCTGGGGCGCCGCGTTCAGCCCGGATGCCAAGCCTGCCGCCGACCCGGGCCAGCGGAAAGATCGCCTCCGGCCCGGCCTCGCCCATCAGCCCGGTGCGGCCGCCGGCCAGCGAGAACAGCGTCGGCCTGTCGACGATGCCGCCGCTGGCAAAGGGTATCACCCGGCCGCGGCTCACGACATTCCCGTCGGCGCTTTTCACGGCACCGCCCAGCAGCCCGGTCAGGGCGCCCAGAATGCCGCCCAGCAGCCCCTGGCCGGCACCGCCGCCGGACAGCGGTCCCTCGTTGAACAGCAGCGCCTGCGCCGCCGCCCGGGCCAGCGCCCGGACCACGTTCTCCAGCGCATCGACAAAGCCGTCGCCGGCCTCAATCCCGTCGAGCAGCGCCGATTTGAGATCGGTCTGGATCTGCATCATGAACTCGGTCTTCTGCGCGCTCTGCTCGCGCGCCGCGTTCAGGCGTTCTTCCTCGGCGACGCTGGCGCCGATCGCCACGGCGGTTTCGCGGATCACCTGTGCATAGGTCTTTTCGGTGCCGGCGACCTTTTCGCTCAGGTCGATGCCGTCCCGTTTGGCCTGGTTGGTCAGCAGCAGCTCGGCCCGCAGCATCGCCTGCACCGCCGCCGACTTGCCGATCAGCGTGTTCTCGAATTCCTGGTCGGCCACCTGCTGCATCGCCGTGGCGCGCAGGTTGATCCTCACCGCCAGCAGCTTCTCGCGGTCGGCGATCTCCTGCTTCAGCGCTGCCGCCAGATCGCTCTGGGCCTGCCGCCCGGACTCCGTGACCTCCTGCACCGTGCCGCCGTGCGCCGCCAGCAGGCCCTCGGCCCGGGCCGCGTGCGGCCCCATCTGCTCGGTCACCTTGATCAGCGCGCCGCCGGGGGTGCCGCCGTTGGCGGTGTCGGACGCGGTGATGTTGTTCGGGTTGCCGGTCAGGATCGCCGCGTAGATGCGCAGCAGGGAATCGCCCGCCTTGATCCCGGCATCCTCCAGATAGCGGCCGGCGGCGATGACCTGGTCGGTGACGCTGGACTGCGCGCTGAGCCCGAACCGCTGCAGGTTCGCCGGGCTGAACTGGATCAGCCCGGTGTGGCCCGTGGCGTTGGTGATGCCGGGGTCAAAGGTGCCGCCGCTCTCGAACGACATCACCGTCAGCAGGTCCTTGGCCGACAGCTTCATCTGTTCGGCCAACGCGGTGACCGCGCGCACCAGCTCCTCGTCGCGGCTGCCGGCGCCCGACGCCGCCCGCGCCACGAACGCGGCCTCGAAGCTGGCGGCGTCGGCCCTGAACCCCTTCAGCTTGTCGGTCGACAGCCCGATCGACGCCAGGAACCCGTTCGCCAAGTTGACGATGCTGCGGAACCCGCCCTCCAGCGCCGACAGGTCGGCCTCGTTCAGCCGGTCGACGTTCTGCAGCGCCAGCTCGATCGCCGACTTGAAGCCGTCGACCTGCTTGCGCAATTCGGCCTCGCCGTCGAAATCGGTGACATCCATCGCCGCCTGCATCTCGGTCAGCGTGTCGAGCATGTCCTCCAGCTTGCTGGTGGAATCGAGCGTGTCGGCGATCTGCCCGCGGATCGCGTCGGCGGCCTCGCGCGCCTGCGCCGTCAGCGCCTGGTTGCCCTCGGCCCGCGCCGCGGTCAGGGCAGCCTCGGCGGTGATCAGATCGTCGGTCAGCTTCTTCAGCGTCTCGGTCGTTTTGGCGTACTCGTCCAGCACCCGGGTGGTGTTGGTCTGCTTCCCCAGCGCGATCAGCTCCAGCAACTTGGCGCGAACCTGCACGATCTGGTTGAAGAACTCGTCGCCCGGCACCAGCTTCACCTGGCTCGCCGCGGCCTGCATCCGCGCCAGCGCCGCCTCTGCCGCCTCGTAATCCTTGACGCTCAGCGCATCGCGCATCTCGATGAAAAGACCTATGAGCGGTCGAACCTGGTCCTGCGTCAGCTTCAGCTTGTCGGCGATCAGGTCGACCTGATCCAGCGCCTCTTTCGTGGCAAAGGCGGCAGGCAAATCCAGCGCGAACGGATCGCCTTTCGCGGCGTCCAGGAGTTCGGCGACCTTGGCATCCAGTGCAGCAACACCAACGGCGGCAAGCCTCAGTTGTTCGGTCGAGATGCCGCCAAGCTGGGGAAAAAGGCCCTCGGCCAGCGCGCCGACCGACTTCTGCGCGCCGGCCCGGCCGATTTTGTCCAGCGCGTCGATCACTTCAAGAACCGCGCCGGTCACTTCGCCATAGACCTTCTTCAGGTCCGCCGCGCCGCCCTGCGCGGCTGTCTTCATCGCCTGGTCGGCATCGGCCAGCGCCGACTTCGCCGCCGACAGCTTCTCCTCGAAGGTATTGACCTTCTCGGCCGCGTCCTCGCTGTTTTTGCCGAGCCCGAACAGCACCGCCGCCACCGGGATGCCAACGGCCGCGATGAGCCCCAGCAGCGGCCCGACCACCCCCAGCACCCCGCCGAGGGCGCCGAACCCGCCTAACAGCTGCGGCAACTGCTGCGACATCACCCGCGACGGGCTGGTGCCCATCTGCAGCTGCACCGCCACGTCGCCCAGGTTTGCCGCGGTGTTCTGCAACACGAACCGGCCGGCCCCGGAAACGTTGAAGAACGACCGCATGCCCTTGGTGGCCTGCGCCGTCGCTGGCACCAGCGACCCCATCGTGCTGTCGTACTGCGTCTTCACCAGGCGCATGGCCCGCGCATGTTCGGTGGCGTCGATGGTGCCGGCATCCAGCGCCCGGCTCAGCGTCATTTCCTGCGCCGCCAGCCGCTGGGCAGCCGCAGCGGCCGGGTCCAGCGATGCGATCAGGCTGCCATAGCCCTGCGACGCCCTGGCGGCCTCGGTGGCCTGTTTCTGCAACGCCAGGACGGCGGGGTTCATCGCCGCCGCCGCGCTGCGGTATTCGCTTCGCACCAGGGCCAGCACCCGCGCATGTTCGGCCGCGTCGATGGTGCCCCGCTTCAGCGCCTCTGCCAGCGCCTCTTCCTGCGCGGCCAGCCGCTGGGCAGCCGCCGCCAGCGGATCGACCGACGCCACCACCGACCGATAGCCGGCGCCAGCCCTGTCCAGAGCAGCAAGCAGAACCTTGGCCGACCGTTCTGCGGAGCCTGCTGTCCGTCTGGACATCTCCGCGAAGCGCCGCTCGGTGTCGTTCGCAAAGCCCGCGGCAGCCTTCCGCCCGCCGTCCATCTGACGCTCGAACTTGTTCAGCGTTGCCTCCATCTGGACGAGGATGCGATCTCCGATCTCAGCCATTCGGCAACATCCGCTGCAGCATGTCCTTGAACTCCTCTTCGGTGGGCGCCTGCACACCCTCGCGGCCGAACGCCCCGCACATCGCCACGAACGCCGGATAGGACATCTGCCGCAGGCTGTCGGGCGGCAGCCCCAGCTTGGCAAAGGCGGCAAAGATCGCACCCAGGTCATAGGGCTTCGCCGGGTCGCCGGGTGCGGCGGCGGCGGCAGAGTCGACCCCCGCGAACAGGCCCAGCAGGATCGTGCAGGCCAGCTCGGCGTTCCCCAGCAGCGGGATCGCGTCGAACCGGTCGCGCAGCAGCCGTTCGGCCTCGGCCGGGGCCATACCGCCACCGATCAGCCCCTGGCGCAGGACGTGGAACACGTCCCGCACGTAGAACTCGGCCCGGACCAGCCGCTGGTAGATCAGGCCGATGCCGGTCTTGCCGCAGGCCTCTTCCAGATCCAGAACCTGGCCGAACGGCAGGTCGAACCGGCGCAGCGCGCCGGCCCATTCGGCAAAGGTCTCGGCCATCAGGCGGCGTCGGTCCAGGTTCTGGCGCCGCTGCCAGAGATCGTCGCGGTGAATGTGATATTCTGCTTCAGTTCACCCGTGAGCTGGAACTGCCCAAGGAACGCCGAAACAGCCCAGTATCCGCCACCGTCTGCGCCAGCCTCGTCGATCTGCGCCCTGATGTTCTTGGCGGTGCCGCCGTCGGCCCAGCCGCGCCATGCGATCAGCGACGCACCCTTGGCCACCATTCCGGCAATCGACAGCGCGAAGTCCTGGCTTTCCAGATGGCGGATGATGACCGCGGGAGTGTTCAGCGGGTCGTCGCAGTCCAGCACGGTATCCTCGCCCAGGTTGTTGGTCAGGGTCAGATCGCGCGTTTTCGCGCCGCAGGGCTGGCCGAAAACCTCGGGGGACGCTCCATCCCCCAGCAGAATCAGCATCTTGCTGGTCAAATTCGGGGCCGTCATCAGAATTACTCCTGTTCAGTGGGGGGTTCAGCCGCGGCAGCCGCGACATGGGGTTTCGCCGCGGCAGCCGCGACATGGGGTTTCGCCATGCCGCGCGCAATCAGCGCCTCGGCGGTGGCCTTCGGGACGGTCGCGGTGGTGCCGGCGGGGAACCACTGAAACTGGGCCGGCCCCAGCCGGTGGTCGCAATCCTGCAGGATGTCGATCTTCATCGGCGCCTCCTTGCCTTGTTCGGAATGATGGTCAGGCCGCCTTCAGCGCCTTGGTGATCGCCCGGCTGATCCGGGTCTTCACCCGGCGGCGCCAGACCCGCCACACCGGAAAGAAGAACGGGTTGGCCGGCATCTTGAGCGTGCCGAACTCCTGGAACCGGGCGGTGTCGCTGTCAAACGACCCTGTCCGTTTCTGGTCCGACTTGCGTGTCCCCGACGCCCTGCGCTGCTGCCGGGCAGTCCCCGGGGTTCCGCCGGAAAAGAAGGTGATCCTCAGCGTCCCGAACTCGCGCCCGCCGAAAAACCCGATCGTCAGCGTGCCCTTCGGCGCATCGCCGCTGGTCCAGCCGATCGACGCCTTGAGCGCGCCGGTGTCCACCGGCACCAGCCGCTGCATGTCGGCGACGATCTCGTCGGCCGTCGACTCCATCACCAGCCGCACCGCCTCGCGCACCCGCAGCGGGATCGCCAGCCAGCGCCGGTTCAGTTCGGCCAGACCCTGGACCATCAGCGCTGCTCGATCTCGGCCGCCAGGGTCACCACGCCGTGCGCGGTGATTCCGTCCGGGTCACGCATCACCCGGACCGCCTCGACTTGCAGATGGGCCAGCGCGTGCGTCGCCAGCGGCAGATCCTGCAGGTGCAGCGCATTGACGACCGCGTCCGTCAGTTCGCGCGCCGGGCGCTTGCGGCCGTTCTCCCGGGTCCAGACATCGACCTGCAGGCTTTCCAGCCGCAGCGTGATGCACTCCAGATCCTCGATCCCGGCGTCGCCGCCGCCAATGGTGATGTTCGGGAACTTGCGCCCGCTGGCCGGCGGCGGCTCGTCATAGACCCGGCCAAGGACGGCGGCGGCAACGGTGGCATCCGCCAGCAGGGCGGCGATCACGGCGTCCTGCAGCTCGGCCGATGCACTCACGTCGCCACCCCGCTTTCGACCGTCAGCTCCACCCAGGCCCGGTCGTCGCTGGGGATCGCGGTTCTGACGTTGTAGACCATGTCGTCCTCGTCGCGCATCCGCCAGTCGGAGGTGATTGTCCGCGCCGTTTCAGTGGCGCGGATCGTCACCACCACCGGCTGCCGGCCGTCCAGACGGGCCGCCTGCACCGTTTCGCCGCCGCGCAGATAGCGGAACCTGGCCCACGCATGCAGAACGGCCGGGGTCCAGCCGTCGACCACGCCTTCCTCGTCCGTCGAGGGCGAGTCGAACACCACCCGTCGTGACAGTTCGCCGGCCCCGATCCGTCCCGCCATGGCTCAGGCCGAGCGGCCGATCACCGTGATCGTATAGGTGACCCCGGTCCCGGAACTGGAGTTGGTGATCTTCAGGTCATCGGTCGCCCCGGCGCCGACCGCGAACTGCCCCGCGGCATTCGGCGCCGCCAGCAGGAACACGCCACCCGGCTTGACCGAGACGGTCGGGTTGGTGCCGCCGAACAGCGGCACCGGGGCGGTCGCATCGCCGACCACGACGTTGTTGGTGTTGGCGGCATCCGCCGTGATCATCAGCCCGACGACCTCGGCAAGGGCCACCGTCGCGCCAAAGGCATCGGTCAGCACCCCGGCAAGGTCCAGGTCTTCGGTCCCCGACGCCGACAGCGTCCTCGTGTCGGACCAGATGATGTCGAATTGCTTGGTCCCGGTCCCGTCCGTGAAACTCAGGACCCTGGAATGCACCGGGGTGAATTCGGGGCCGCCCAGATCGTGGGTGCCGACCTGGCGGGCTGTCAGCTCGACCGACAGACGCGCGGATGCAATGGTCATTCTTGTGTCTCCTGTGTGTGGATGGAAGGATTTGGCGGCTCTCCGCCAGGATCAGCAGTAAACCCCGAGGGGGGGATGCGCTTATGCCCCGAACCAGCCCCGGCGGTGAAGGTTCACCATGTCGGCGACCCCGAACGGGATTGCACTCAGCGCCGTCTCGGCGATGGCCTCGCGGTTCTCGTACAGATGCGCGACCAGGAACAGGACCGCCTGCTTCAGCGCCGGCGGCACCGTCAGCTGGCCGGCGGTGAAGCTGACGGTCAGGGCGTCGTCACGTGTCTGCAATGTCGGCCACGACTTGCCAGGCTTTGGCCGCAGGGTGGCGCGAAAATCGTCCTTGAACAGATGGAAGTCGGTGACCACCGCCGCCTGCGAGACGCCATCGGCATCGTAGTAACTGATCGACCCGACGCTCTGCACCGGCACCTTCGGCAGCGCCAGATCGCCCGACACGCTGGCGACCGCCATGCTCCAGACCTGCGTCGTCAATTCCAGCCCGGACATTTCCGACACCACCGATGTCGCTGTCGCTATCTGCGCCGTCACCAGCGTGTCTTCGTCGGTGCCGATGATCCGCAGATCGGCCCGGGCCTCGGCCAGCGTCACCGGCCAGGCCGTCGCGGCGGTGTCCAGCGTCAGCAGCATCATCGCCGCACCGCCTTTTCGGCCCTGATCCGCGGCACCGCCTGCTCCGGCGCCTGCTGCCGCACCGGCTCGGCATGGCCGGCGGCGAACAGCCTGATCGCCTCCGCGTCAGCCACGTCCAGCTCGTCGCCGATGGATTGTGGCCCGTCGAGCGTTGCCCGCGACACCAGCAGCCGGATGCGCATGCTCATGCCACCCGGTAGACGACCCAGGTGTTGGCCGCCGAATATCGGGCGCGAAAGGTGCCGGACCCAGAGATGATCGTGGCATCGGTCAGCGACCCGACCGTGGGGTTGCCGACGATGGTCACGCCGGTGTTCACCGTCACCGTCGCATCGTCGGAGGCGCCGGTGCCGGTGTTGATCAGGGTGAAATCAAAGCTGTCGCCGACGGCGATCCCGGGGAACTCCGCTGCCAGCAGCGCGCCGGTCGGCAACTGGTGAATCGACGGCCCGGTGACGCCGGTGCTGGTGATCAGCCGGGCGGCCAGCTCGGCCGCGGTGATCGCCGCGGTGACGGTCTTGGCCGCCGGGGCCGCCTGCGCGCGCAGCTCCACGCCGCGGCTCAGGAGCGACCCGCCGCTGGCAACGACCAGTGTGTCGCCGCCCTGGGGGCGGGAAACGAGAGTATTGGACATCAGGCAACTCCTGCCATCGGGGGGTGAAACGGGGGCGGCTGACCCGCCCCCGCTGGATCAGGCGTCGATCAGGCGTTGATCAGATGCTTGACCGCCGCCGTATTCATCAGCTCGCCGTCAAAGCGGATGTATCCGGCGATGCCGAAGCCGGGCATGAAGTCCTTGTCCGAGCTCACAAAGATCATGGGCTGGCCGACCTTGCGGACGTAGTATTCCGAGAAGTCGCCGAACAGCATAACCTTGTTGCCGGTGCCCAGCGACGCCATCGCCTGGTTGATCGAAAATTGCCGGCCGTTCAGCATCGGCGGAACCCCGCCCTGCACGTTGCCCTGCTGCCAGATATACTGGCCATCGCCGCCCTTCAACTTGCGGATCGCCGACAGCGTCGCGTCGTTCAGCATGTAGCGGACCTTCGGCCCGACCCGATAGGCGGGGTCGACCGAATGCTCCAGGTCCATGATCTCGTCCCAGGTGATCGCCCCGATCGCCGCAGCGGTCTTGCCAAGGGCCGAGGCGGTGACGATGCCGTTCGGATCGCCGGTGCCATCCCCGATCGTCAGTTCGCTGTTGGCCCGGCGGCCCAGACGGGTGCCCAGCAGCCCGCCCAGATAGGTCTCGACGAAAAAGGCGCTGTCGTCGACCAGTTCCTTCGACACCCTGATCCATTCGGTGTTGAAAGGCCAGGCATCCAGTTGCTTCTGGCCGAACACCACGTCCGACCCGCCATCGTCGGTCATGGTGGTGCCCTGGACGTGCTTGACCACCACCGAGGCGGTGTCGTCCACCGTCGTGAACGTGAGCGGCCCGCCGCTCTCGGTGATCATTTCGGTGGTGATGCCGGGGTCGTACATCGGCCCGTGCGCCAGCATCGAGGTGATGATGATATTCGCCAATTCGGTCGGCACGGTAAAGCCGCCCTGGGTGGTGGTGCTCGAGGTCTGCGCACGCTGCTCGATCCCGCCGGGGCCGGCCCGCAGGGAGTCGCGTTCCTCGGCGCTCAGCCCCGAAGCATCGCCGCGGTTGCGCAGATAGGCGTGGAACGCGTCGCGGTAGGTGACCGGCTTGCCGTCGTCCTGGCCGGGCTGCTCGCCATCGGCGCCGCGCGGACGGCGCGGATCGCCGGCCCGGGCGGCACGCTCGGCGGCGTCCAGCTTCTCGGCCCGGGACGCGCGCTGGTCCAGCTTGTCATGGTCCGCCATCATCGCGTCGAACTCGCGTTCGATCTCGGCGGCCCTGTCGGGCGCCGTGTCGTCCTTGATCTCGTCGTACTTGCTCCGCGCATTCGTGGCGATGCGCGCCATCTGCTCGCGCAGTTCCTTGATCGTCATGGCTGCCTCCTGGCATGATGTTCATGGGCTGGCGACGCGCGCCGCAGCCGTTCTCCCGACCGATCCGGCCGGGGTATGGTCGGGCTCATCCCCGGACCTTCAGGTCCAGTTCCAGCCGCATTCTCAGGCGCCGTCTGGCCGCCGCGAAATTGTCCTGCCGCACCGCCGACTCGCGGTACCTGGCCAGACTGCGCAGCCCGATCGCGGTACCGTCATAGGCCGGCGAGGTCACGATCGAGACATCGAAAAGCTGCGCGCGCTTCACCGTGCGCAGCGGCAGGTCGCCGGTTTCGTCCCATTCTTCGACGTCAGGCAGGAACGCGAATGACATCTTGTCCAGGTCGCCGCGCTGCATCTTGCCGACGATGGCCTTCACGTCGGGGTCGTCCCCGGCAAGGTCGGCCCGGATCTTCAGCCCGTGATCGTCCTGGCTCAGCTCCAGCGTGCCCGTGCCGGCGCGCGATCGCGCCAGCGGCAAGCCCTGGTGATTGACCAGCAACGGCACGTCGTCGCGGGGGATCGCCTCGGTGAATGCGCCCGCCGCGATCACCTCGCGGAAATACCCGGCGATCTCAGCCACCTGGCCGAAAACCGCCGCATAGCCCTCGATGCTGATCCCGCGGTCCGTCGACCGGACCTCGACCCGGTTCCGCACCCACTTGCCGCGTGCCTCACATTCCATCGTCTGCCCCTTCGGTATCGTCCTGCCCCGCATCCGGTGCCGCATCCGCCGCCGGCACCGCCGGCACCGCCGCGCCCTGCGTCTCCAGCGGCACCGTGGCGCCCTGGATCATCAGCCGGTCGCCACCCGGCAGCGCCTGGCGGTTCTCCAGCGCCCGCGCCTCGTTCGGCGTCAGGGTGCCGTTCTGGATCGCCTGCGCATAGCCTTCCATCCTGGTCTTGAAGTCGCCGCGCAGCAGCCCGGACAGCTCGAATTCCACATAAAACCGGCCGCCTCGGCCGAAGAACTTCATCGTCAGTTCCTGCTCGATCTGCTCGACCCAGCGCTTGATGGTGTGCTTGACCAGGTGCAAATCCTGCTGCTCGGTATTCGAGAAGGTACCGTGCGTCAGATCCTGCAGGAACACCGGCGGCAGGCTCCAGATGCGGGCGATCTGCTCGATGATGAACCGGTTCGTCTCGATCATCTGGCTCTTCTCGGCGTCCGACCCGATCGACTTGATCTCCAGCCCGGCCGGCAGCACCAGCGCGTTCCGCTTTTCCTTGACCGCCTTGCGGGACGCTTCCTCCATGTCGTCGGCCGCCTGGCGCATCGCCCCGCCGCTCTGGAAGTTGCCGGTGACCACAAAGGGCGGGATGCCGCCGCCGCGAAAGAACCCGCCGGCGTGGCGGGTGATCGCCTGCGCCATGCCGATCGCCTCGCTGCACTGCAGGATCGGCGAGCGGTGCCGCAAGCCGTCGCTGCGCAGCATGAACGGCAGGTCCAGCACCTCGCCCGAGGCATATTCGACGTGCTTGCGATTTGCCTCCTTGTAGGCGTAGACTTTTCGGCCGTCCTTGCGCCGGATCGTCAGCAGCGTCGAATCCAGCGGCCACAGATTGATGATCCGGCCTTGCGCATTCTTCTCGACAAAGCTGACGCCGCGCCCGCCGGTCAGGGCATCGGTCATCCAGCCTTTGAGCCAGTCGAACGACGAGATCATGTCGTCCTGATTGGCGACCCCGTTGATGATCTGCGTCAGCGGGCTCTTTGCCGCGACCGGGCCGGACCCGGTCTTCTCGTAGATCTTCAGCGGCAGCCCGGCGACGGTGCCGGACAGGAAATTCACCGCCGCCCAGACCGCCGGCACCCCCAGCGCCGAGTCGATGGTCACCGACTCGCCGGCCGAGGTTCCGCTGCCGGTCAGGCCGAACAGCTGCATGAACTCCGCCGACGACTGGGTCACGGTGTAATCCGACCGGACCTCCGGCCTGGCTTCGGACCGGGCTTCTGGGCGAAGCTCTGGCCGGCGGCGGAACAGGCCGAACATCAGCCCACCATCCGATACGCCGGATCGCGGTCCCAGGGCGTGATCCCGCCCCGGGCGGCGACCGGGTTCCAGCTCATCAGCGTGACGGCGTTGTACAGCGCCATCAGCGCGTCGATCTTGCCGGCGCCGCTGACCGCCTTTGTCACCACCACCGCATTCCCCTTTGCTTCGCATTTCGCGTTGTCGACGCACCACTGCATGATCGGCTGCGCCGCGTGTTTCAGGGTTCCGTCGAACAGCCGACGTTCGGTGCCCTTGATCGCCCCGGTCAGCTTGTACCCCTGGGTCACCGGCACCAGTTGCTCGGTCGACAGGCCGGCCTCCTCGATTGCATCGACCACCGCGTTGATGCTGGACGCCGGGTCCAGCCCCACCGCATGTTTCGCCGGCAACAGACCGCCGGCGTTCAGCCGAGCGCAGAGTGCGGCGATGTCCTCGATGTCCTGCGTCGGCCGCCGGCAGATCACCAGATCGCCCATCCGCTCGAAATCCAGCAACAGTGGCGCGATCGACTTGCGGCGCTCCAGCACCACCGGATGGATCCACGCCCGCGACCAGGTCAGCCATTGCCGGGTGTCGGCATCCCGGCCGACCAGCGTCAGGCCCAGCATGTCGTCCATGCCGCCGCCGTCGATCCCGACCACGATCACTTCGGACCGCTCGATGATCCCGTCCAGCGTCAGACCGGGCTCGGCCGCGCCCGGCCAGAACTCGCTGCCGATCCAGCCGTCGCCGCCGTGGCCCATGCCGATCTGGATGTTCAGGTGCTGCGACACCCAGCGGGTTTCGTATTGCGGCCCCTTGTCGCACTCGGCCCGGTGCAGCTCGACCAGTCCTTCCAGGCTGAACGGCCGGCCGATGTTCGGCAGCACCGCGGCCCAGGTCGCCGGGTCGCGCCAGGGCTTGTCTTCGGCAAGCTGCATATGTTCCGGGAACTCGTACAGCACCGGCAACATCCGCACCGACCTGGTGATCTGGCCGTCCCGCACCTTGCGGGCGTAATCCAGCTCGGCCTTGAACACGCCCTGCGGCACGATCTCGCTCTGCGTCGAGATGATGATCAGCAGGCTGTCCGGGTTGGTGATCATCCCGCCCCTGATCTGGCCGATGACCCGCTCGGCCTGGTGCATCTCGGACATCAGGTGCAGCTCGTCAATGATGGCAAAGGCCGGAATCGAGCCGGTGACGATTTTCGGGTCGAAGGACTTGATCTTCAGCCGGGCGTTCATCCTGATCCCGGTTTCCTCGTCGACATGCTGGTCGACGATCAACTGGCGATGGTCGATCACCCGGAAGCGCCGGGTCAGATAGGGATCGGCGGCGATCATCGCCGCCGCCTGGCTGAAGCACTTCTCGGCGACTTCCTGCGTCGGCCCGACGATCATGCCGTCGATGTTGGGGCGCCGGTTCATCATCATCGCCACCAGTCCCAGCGCCGCCGCATGGGTGGTCTTGCTGTTCTTCTTCGGCACCAGGTTGAACAGCTCGCGCACCAGGCGCGCGCCGCTGACCGGATCGACCGCGCCAAAGACGTTGCGCACGATGTCCCTGATCCACTCGGCACCGACCTCGCCAAAGGTCGGCTGGCCCGGAATGTCCGGCACCCGCAGCTTGTTGAACAGATCCACCGCGGCGGTCGCCTCGACCGCGTCCAGCGGCAGATCGGCGATCGGCGTCTCGCCGCGCTGCAGCTTCTGCCACCAGTCCGGGCAGGCCAGCGAGATCGTCATCAGTTGACCGCAGCGCCTTTCCGGCGCCGGGCAAAGATGTCGCCATAGTCGTCGGGCACATCCTGCGCCGCCAGCAGCGCCTGCGCCTTCTTGCCAGGCGCTGCTGCAGCGACGGTGTGCCCGGCGTCGGGTTGCCTCGGCGCCCGGCGCGGCGGCGCGGTCTCGATCATCTCGCGCAGTTGCCGGATCGACGCCACGTGTCCGGTCCGCGCCTGCCGCATCAGAACGTCCAGCGTCATCCCCTCCACCATCGTCGCGCCCGAGACCAGCTCGCGGGAAAAATTCTTGCGCAGCGTCTTCGGGTCGATCCCCATGTCCTCGGCGATCCGCTCGTGGCTCCAGCCCCGCGCCGCCCGCACGGCCACAAAGTCTTGATTTTCCTTGCTTATCTTGTAACTCGGCCGCCCCCGCCGGTCCCGCAGCGGTTCCAGCGGATTGCCGAACAGGTCAATCTCCCCGCCCATCACCCAAAACCCTCCC